CTTGTATCTATTGGAGTTTTACTTAATATTTTAGCACTTTGTCCTCCTTTTATTGGAGATATATTTTTTTCTTCTTTGTTTTTAACATTTGATAAGTTTTTTATATCTTTTATATTAATTTTTTTTACACTTTTATCTGCATTTTCAATTTCATTTTTTAATGATTTATTATCTGTATCTATTTTTACATCATCACTATAAGTTAAATTGGAATCTTTAGGTGATATTTTATTTTGATTAGTCAAAGAATAACCTGTATTAGGAAAATAACCAAATTCATTTATATCATCACCAGCAAATTGAATATCTTTTGCTTTAACTTTCATTTCGAGTACATTACCTTTACCATCGAATTGACTATTATTATGATATTCAGCATATGCTTTTGATGGTGTTACCCAATCACCAGGATTTATTTTATTTCCTATTGTTGCTCTATAAATTGTTAATTCAGCATCTGGATTATTTCTAACCTTTTTTAATGCATTTAGCGATTCCCTATTATACTTTTCATCTAAGTTTAAATACCATTCAGGATGTTCAAAAACATCTGGCATATTTTCTTCAAAATTTGAAGCATTTCCGTAACCTTCACTTGGTCTATGATTCATAAAATAATCAGTCTCAGCACCTAAGTGATTTATGTCATTTCCTATTTCTAGTCGTTGACTTGAATCAGTTGCAGTTTCATATATTTTATTGCCTAAATTTTCTCCAAATTCATTGGTTGCATTAGTATTAGACCAAAGACTCAATTCATTTACTAAGTTGTTATTAGAATCCATTAAATATACTTTAACATCACCATTATCTTTTCTGAAATAATCTATATAATTAGTTTTAGTTAATTCATCATATTGTTTTGCATTTTTGTTCAAAGAAAAAGAACTAATGTCTAGTTCTTGTTTTGATCCTCTGGTAATTCCGGATCCCACTCTGTCATCGTCATATCCAACATAATCTTCCGAAAAAGAGCTTTTATTTTTGCTATCAATTTCATTTTTATTGTTTTCTCCTTTAAAAAAATTATACAACCCATCTCTCATTTTTTCAACTATACCTCTTGAATTTAAAATAAACTCTTGATTAGGGTGTATAGGATTTGCTTTAGATGATTCAGGAGCTATTTTCATTCTCTGATTATAATCCATTACCATTCTTCTCGTTGTATCCGCTGCTTCTATCTCACCTAAATTATTTACATAATTTTGTTTGTTAAATTTTGCTGTTGTTCCAGTACTATAACCTTCAATATGTTGAATAGCATGTTGCATTTCGTGTATTAAAGTTCTTTTTATTAATTCATAGTTATGTTCTGAATCAAATTTAGAATTATTAATTCTAATCGTATTTTTAGAATTATTAAATCCTCCTGAATGATTCAAGTTTTCGAAAGAGACATTTATATTTTTCAGCTCAGGATATAACATAAATATAGTATCGTGATTTATAATATCCCCTAATTTATACTTACCGTTCTTTTTTAATGTTTTCTTTAGTGAAAAATCATTATCTGAAACTTCAAATTTCCAATCTCCATTTCTATCTTTATACCATCTAGTTTTCTGTCTTATTTCATCAGTTGATACTCCTTCTTCATCCAATTTTAAGGCTTTGTTATATAAATTTTCTAAAGCTTTATTATTAGCATTTTTCATGCCGTTAACACCAGCGATAGAGTATTTAATTTCTTTACTCGCATAATTGGATTCTTTGTATGCATCCTCAAAAGTTTTTTTAACCTTTTCTAATTGCCTAGCTTCTCTACTTCCAGCAGTTGCAAGTTTATATAGATATTTAATTTCATTATAGATTTTTTGGAATACATTAGGTTTTGTAGTTGATAAATTATTAACAAAGTCTGTATCAGTAAATATGTATTCTCCAACAAGATCACTTGTTAATTCATTTTCTATATTAGCACCTTTTATATTTTTATATAATTCTGTTGTTTCTGCTAATCTTGATTCGTAATCACCTTTAGTAGTTGCATATTCTTTAACTGCTTGTTGAAGCTCCGCATACAATTTAGATCCTTCTAACACATGTGTTACTTCATGTCCTACCACACTATTTAATGCATTTTTAGATTCAATATTAATAGTAATTTTATCATTGTTAATAAAACCATTAACTTGTTTATCTTTTAATGCAAAACCACTTTCTTGTAATTTTTTATTGTTAGTAAAATCAAAAGTTACATTTTTATCTGATGATATTTTTGCGATCATATCAACAAAATCATGTGTTTTTCTTGAATTATTAAGTATTCCTGAATCAATAGCATTTTTTATAACTTTTTGTTGATTCTTATCATATAGATTTAAATCGTTTTTATAAGCGATTTTTTTATTATCATTTTCACGGACACTATTATAAAGCAAGCTATCTTCATCAATATTAATTTTATCTGATAAATTAGTTTTTAATTTATCAAAATCATATTTACTCATATTTTCATATAATCTTGATAGTTCTTCATTATCTAAAGAACTTTTTTTAGTTTTGCCATTTATTTCATTATATTTATTTAGCAATTCATTATAATCATTAAAATCTTTTAAGTCTTTACCACCTAAGATATTAACTATATCATCTAAATCAGTATAACCTTTTTCAAGATTATTAACAATTTCTTCGCGTATTTTACTTTCTTCTTTTTTATTGACTTTCTTATCTCCAATTTTATTTTTTACCAACTCATCGATTACTTGATTTTCTTTAGATAATTGATTAATTAAATTTTCTTGACTATAGTTACCTTTTTCTTTTTGATGATTTATAGTATTTATTATTCTAGCATTTGTGCTTTCATCAAAATTTTTGTTCATTTTTCTAGATACGTCATAAGCTTCTTGCTCAGTATTCTTTTGATTTTTTGTTTTTAATGCTGTGTCGACACTAGACATTACACCACTAGAAGCTGCTCCTAGACCAAAAGAATATAAAGCATTTTTAAAAGTATCAAAATCTACTTTATTATCTTCACCTAATGAAATATTTCTTAATGCAACATCTACATATTCTTGTACAAATTCTTCTAAGCCTTCCGCTGTCATTGTACTTAATGTTTTGTTTATTTGTGAATTTTTTATTAATGGTTTTAATATTTTGCTTATTGTTTTTTCTGTTTCATTTGATTTTGAATATCTTCCGATTGTTGATCCTAAAACTTTTCCAACAAAATATTCTGATGCAGTATTTAAAGCAGTATATAAATATGCTTGTTTGTCATTATATCCTTCACGTTTAGTTTCATCATAAACATCATTTGCTAATGTTGAAAAATAAGCAGCATTTCCAGTTCCTGGAATTAAACTATTTAAAAGCATTTGTACACTTTGTTTTCCTAATTGATCTCCCATTTGGTTCACAAAACCAGTTGCCCCACCTAGTTTGGCCATTTCGTCTGACTGAGCTTGAAGTATGCTTTTTCCTTTAACTATTTCTCCATTTTCATTGTACGTTAATGCTCCATCATGTCCAAACATTGTCGCAATACCTCTTAAAGGAGAAGATATTGTTTTTAGAAGAATATCAAAATTACTATCATTTGCTACATCCTCTTTTGCGGCTTCTAAATTATATTTTCCTCTTAATAATCCAGACGCAACTTTTTTCTCGTTTACATCGTTTAATAAACTTTTTGCTTCGTCGTTTTTTATTGCATTTCTATAATTTTGTTGATTTTGTAATTCATCTGTTAAAGCATTACGAGTATTTATTGGAGATTTTATCAAATCTTTAGAATCTCTAAGTTCTTTTGCCGTTGGAGTTAATAAAGGATTTTGGCTATTAGAAATTACATTATTATTTATTAAATACTTATTAAAATTAGAAACTGCATTTTTTCTAGATGATTCTGCATTATTCAATAAATTTTTAAGTTCATTTGCATTATAAGATTTTGTTGTAGCTCTTGTTCTTTCTTCTAATGACTGAATATCTGTATCATTTAAACCTGAAGTAAAGGAGTTTAATGTATTTAGTATATCTTCATCATTCTTTTTCTTTTTAACAAGCATATATTTACCTTCTCTCTAGAATCCAAATTTGTTTTTCAATTCGTTTGCTATAGAATTTGCAGTTTGGTTATTAAATCCGAATGACTTATACAATTTTGCAACATCGTTTGGTGTAAGATATTTTTTGTTTAAACCTTCAACAATTGCAGTATTTAAATCACTTTCTGACATAGATTCTTTGAATTTAGAATTGTACCATTTCATTACATTCTTATCAGTTACTTTTGATAACATTGGAGTTTTAGTTGCAGTAAATTTATTTGAATTTGATGTTGAAGAAGTAGCTGAAACAGATGATGAACTATTTTTGTTTATTTCCGCTGAAGAAGAATTTTTTCCATAATTTAGGTTAAATTGTCTTTTTTCTTCTGCTAATTTCTTTTGAGATAAAGCAAATTCTTTTTCCCATTGTGCTTGAGACTGAGCTAGTTGTTGCTTTTGTAATGCTAATGATTCATTGTATTGTCTTATTTGTTCTGCTAAGCTATTTTCAGAATTAATTTGAGATTCAACTTGTCTCCAACGGTTGTTATATTCGCTATCTAATGCAGTTGCAGCATTTTGCTTTGATAATTTCAAATCTTTTATTACTGAAAAGTTTTGTAATGCAAGTTCTAATTGCTTTTCTTGAGCGTCTGCATAAATTTTAGCTAAGGCCGAACTATTTTGTAATTGTGCTTCTTTTATATTGTTATTGTAATTTAAAACAATATCATTAAAACTTTCCCTAGCTTGTGCATATCTATTTTGATATGTATTATAATATCCAGATTGGATAGTTTCACTCCAACCACTTCCAGATAATCCTTTTTGCCCCATTGCTTGTAAATTTGATCCATAAGCATTGGATTGTCTCATGTAATCTTGATATGCACCTTTTTGCTCTTTTTCATAATCTCTTTCAGATTTTTGCTTTTCTTGTTCGATTTTATCTACTGTAAATTTAGTTTGTTCATTTTGTAATTCTGCTTGCTTATCAGCTGCATCCTTATTTTGATTTATCAAATCTTCATAATATTTATTGCTTTCATTTATTAAATTGTCATAAGTAGTATTACTTTCATTAATAGCATTATTTTTTTCATTTGTTAAATCAGTAAATCTACTATCGTTATAATCTATTGCCATAACTACTCCCTTCTACCTTTTTATATATCCACCAACAAAAGCTTCTAACGTTGAAGAATATAAACTAAAAGGTTTGTTTGAACTGAATTTCATTTGAATTGATTTCCATTTTTTCTTTTTCTTAGTATTAACAACATATCCTTTTGTATTTTTAAATGATTTTATTGTTTCAAAATCATTATTATCAGTTTTTACTGATAGAGTTATATCCCCTTCAATATCTACTACACACCCTTTCTTGTTTGTAGTTTTTTGATATTGAGGATAACCAAATTCATCTTCTAACGTAGTCCAATAAGAATTTATATTTGAATTAGTTTTTGTTAAAGTGTAAATGTTGTTATCACCACATAAATAAAGCACTCCATCTTTAACTGAAGTGCATGAAACATTTATATCTAATTCCCAATAAAACCATTCATATTTCATATCTGATTGACTATCAGCTAGGTATATATGATTATCTATTATTACCAATAAATAACCTTCCCATTCTTCTAGAATCATATTTTTATAATTTTTCTCATTTAATAGTTTATTATCTATCAACGTACTTCTATGAGCTAATAGTTGCTCAGTAGTAACATCAGTAGTTGCCATTCCTTCCATACCTCTAGAACTAAAATAAACTATATCATCATTAAAGTTTATTGCACTTCCTACACAGCCTGTAGAAATACTAGAGTGTGAACTTGGATAGCTTCTTTGATTTTCACCTACGTTTTCATTATATGTGTCGTTTGGTATATGATAAAAAATACTGGTATTTGCTTGACTAGGTTCTTTAAACACCCATAAAGCATTATTACCAGCTACCATTGATTTTACAGCACTCATATCTATGCCTTCTGAATAATAATCAGTATCACTTACATATCGTGGATCTGCTATTCCCGTAATTCCATTAAATTCACTATGAAATATGTAATTAGGATAATCTACATTTCCACTAAAAAATATCCTATCATCGAATACAGTTAGTAAAGAACATTTTTTTATTCTATCTGCTTTAGATTGACTATTCTTTGTGTATTGTATTTTTACGTTATCTTGACCTGTTGTGTCCGGTTTTTCTGGTGCTGTCTTAAATGTTACCTTACCTAGTGTTAAATCTACTGTATAATCATCTGTATCATTTTTAAGAACATCATTTACCCACACTTTATCAACCCTTGTTATTTCTTTGTCATTTAATTTATAGTCAGTTGATTCTCCATCTGCTACAAATGAATTTATTTCACTTGCACTTAACATATTATGATCTTGATATGGTGTACCTCCACCAGTTGGCCTCATTGATATAAATGTAGTTGGTATAGTTCCTTCTACATTTTTAAGTGTTTCACCATCGTATTCTAAGTAATTTAAACCATCTTTAATAAAAAATATATTATTGCTTACAAAGGCCTTACTTCTTGCTGGTTTCATACCTTCACTTTTAATTGCTTTTTTTGTATTATCCGATAAGTCTACATCATATAAAGAAGTACCACTATGAACTATCATATGCTCTACTGTATTAATCGTATAAAAGAATATCCCATAAATAGTGTTTTCAAAAGATTCTATTAGTTCTATGTCTGGTCTTGTTTCTATACATCTACCATAAGTACTTTTATAGTTTTTCCAAACATTTAAAGCATCAGGAGAACGATTAATAGATACTTCATCTTTTCTACTAGAAAAATCTACGCCTATAAATTTTGTATAATTTCTTGTTATTAATGAACCGCTTGTTGTTGACATTAAACTTCAACTCCTCCGCTAAAGATAACACTATTCATAGTTCTTCTTGAATCTAATTGACTTATCTTCTCTTTATACAAATTAGTATATATTTGACCATAATTGTTAGATACATCACTTGCTAATAATAGACCTGCTATACCATAAGGCATAATCTCTAGTGCTTCTGTATCTAATTCAAATGAGTAACTATCTTCTGTATCGTTTGTAATTTGTGTAGGATATTTATAATAATATATTTCTGCTGTTCCTTCTTCATTGAATATAACTCTATTACCTATCACTTCGTACTCTACACCTCTTATTAAGTTTAATTGATATAAATCACTTGCTAGGTCAGTAAGAGCTAAATTTTGCCCCTCTGTTACTTCTACAGTGGTATAAGCATCTATCTTCTTTAATCTGCTCATTTCATTCATTATCATATTAATGCAACTATTCATTTTAGCTGCTAAATCTTCATCTTCCGTTAAATCATCAGCATCTTCACTATACTCTTCTATTACCGAATATACTTTCAATTTCATTTCTTCTAAGGTCATATTGCACCTCCTAGTCTAAATGTTTCTTTGTTCCTTCTTCAATTGGGTTAGTAATTGATCTCATTTGCTCAATTAGTTTTACACCTTCATCGAGAGTGATCATATCATTTCCTAGTATTGTATAGCCGATTTGTTCATTCCATATCAAAATTGTATTTTCTGCTATTGTACTAACTAATTTACTTTCTTCTGTTGATTTATATTCTTTACCTTCATCATCTTTATAAGTAGACTTTCTTTTAATCTTGGTAGTTAATACTAAATCTTTTAATGTTTGATG